GATGGTCTTGCAGGTGTAGGTGAGCTCCGCCATCGGGATGTTCACGCCGTTCTGCGCGTCGCCCACCCGGACGAGTATCCGCATGGAGTGGACGTTGGCGTAGGACGTGATCAGCCGGCGGAACAGTTTCCCCCATTCCGTGTCGGACATGGCGAAGACGCGCTCGATCTGACGCTCGGCGAAGTCGAGCGCGACGGCGATGCCCTCACCCCCGACCCTGACCTCGATCGGCGAACCGTCGGCGGCCAGCATGCTCATGTTGAACTCGGCCGGCGCGTAGATCTGGATGGTGACCTCCGCCTCGGCCGACGCGCCGGCGACGTCGCGCCCCTGCACCGAGTTCTTCTTCATCTCGGAGACAAAGACGGCGATGACGGGCGCCCCGGTCGCATTCGGTCCGGTCACCATGTCGAGGGGCTCAACCGGACTGTCGTAGACGTGGGGCCCGGCGATCGTGCTCCCGCGGAGTGTCTTGCAGATGGCCGTCCTCAGAGCGAAGGAGACGACACCCATCACTTCACCCAGGACAGCTTGAAGACGACCCGGCCCATCCCGTCGGGATCGACCTTCTGGACGGACGCGGCGGGACTGCCATCGCGGTCGAGCATGCGGAGGTGATCACCGACGCGCGGCCAGGTGCTGGCCTCGCCGAGTGCTTCGACCGTGGCTGAGACGTGGACATCCTCGGCGTTGACCGTCGCATCGGCGCCGTTGTAGCGGCTCGACGAGCGGGTCGTCGCGAGCACCGGCTTGATGTCGACGACGGCCGTGATGGTTCGCGCCGCCCGCGAGGTGTCCGCCGCAACGGTGGGGCCGCGGAGGCGCGGCTCGATCCCCACCCGCTCAGCGTTGAGGCGGTCGACCGAAGCCGAGATCCGCTTCTCCAGCAGAGCGAATGGGGTCAGAGCCATGGCCGGCTACCGTCAGGTGCGGCGGACGGTGCGCAGGACGCGCGGGCGGTTGCAGTAGTGGATGACGTTCATCTGGTACTCCAGATTGATGCCCTTGCCGTTCGGCATCTCCCACTGCTTGGCGTACATGCGCTGACCCATCGTGTTGACGGTCTCGATGTAGTCGGCGGGGGCGTAGACCGACCGGAAGAGGCCGGGGACGCCCTGGGGGACGAAGTGGCACTTGTCCGTGTTGACGCCGATGTTCAGCCCGCCGCGGTAGTTGATGAAGCGGATGTTGGCGAACTCGATCTCGCCCCAGATCCCGTTGATGCGGGAGGCCGGCGCATTGACCGTCGCCTTCTGCAGCGTCTTCACGCCCTCGGTCTGCAGGAAGATGTCGTACACCTCCTTGTGCTTCACGAGATCCTTGAAGAAGGCGTCGCCGCACAGGCCGATGATGCCGTTGAACGGCAGGCCGTCGAGCGTCTCGGCCGTCGCGCGCCAGATGTCGTCGCACTTCTCGCGAAGGGCGGCCTTGGCCGGCGAGGCGTTGTCGAGGTCGAAGTCCACCTCGGCCGGCGCGCTCTCGCCCATCTCCGTATAGTAGTCGAAGAGGGTCGAGCCGTCCTTGTCGAGCAGCTGGCCCTTCGTGATCACGGCGAGGCGATGATATTCCTCGGTAATCGCGAACGACTGGCTGTGATCGGCGCCCCGACGGGCGATCTTGCCCTGGAAGGTCTCCACGGCGCGCTCCTGGCCGAAGGCGCGCACACCCTGAACCTCGTCGGCGTAGATGGCGTCGTCCCGCTGGAAGTGCGGGACCGTCAGCTTCCGCATGGAGCGGCGGCCGCGGGACGTCATGTCGCCAACGCCGCCGCGCGGCGAGGCCGGCACGATGGAGATGACCTGGTTGGCATCCTTCTCGATGGCGAAATCCAGGGTGTCGATGGCGTCGTCCTGGAAGAGACCCAGGCTGCCAACGAAGCCGGGGGCGTACTTGAGTTCCCGCATCGCGTCCGTCAGCGACAGGACGGAGAAGGCGTCGTTCTTGAAGATGTCCAGCATCGCGCTGCTCCAATAGAAAACCCCGGCTCTACGGCCGGGGCTGTGAAGAGGCGCCGCGCGAGGCGGCGGGGTTCAGGGGGTGAGGGCGGCGGGGATCAGCGGCAGATGATGCCGACGTCCTTGAGGGCCGCCTTCTTGGCGTCTTTCTTGTTGGTGTCGTCGACCGAGGAGTGGAACTCGAGCTCTGCGCCGTTCACCTCCGCATCGCGGGTGATCGCCGCCACCTTCATGGCGGCATCGGTGGTGTCCACCTCGTAGATGTTGATCGCAGCGGGGACGTCGGAGCCGTCGGTCGCGCCGTGTGCCGCGGGGACGTAGGTGCCGGCGCCGGCTTCGACCGTGATGAGGAAGTAGTCGCCCGCGACGGCGGGGGTGCCGCCGGCGGTGATCGTGAAGCCGATGTCGTCCGCATAGGCCGCGCCGGTGGAGCCCGACTTCAGCTTGAAGCCATCCGGGTCGNNTCACGTCGAACTTCGTCGCCGCGGTGAACTCCACCCGGTAGACGCCGGTCTTCGCCTTGGACGTGACCGTCACGGCGGAGATGGTCGGATTGCCGGTGCCGACGACCGCGGCCGCCGTCGCAGCGCCGAGGCGCAGAAGGCCGAGAACGGTGCCGGCCTTCACGATGCCGGAGCCCGACGCGATGGTGATGTTGTCGCGCGAGCGCGAGCGGGGGGCCTCGCTGACGATGAACTCGCCCGGATGCCGGCCCTCGGTGAGAACGGTCATGGTAGATCTCCTGGGAAGTGGGTTGAAGCGGCGCTTCGGTTAGCGGGCCGGCTCGAAGCGCCGGTTGGCTTCGGCGATCGCCTTGCTCCAGCCGGCCTTGGTGGTCGACTGGGCGGACGGCGCCGGAACACCGAGGCCGAGGGTGCCGGCTTCGGTCTTCTGCTGGGCGTAGGCTTCCGCCGTGGCGGCGGCAGCCTTCGGCGACGCAGCGAGGATCGCCTTGGCGGCGTCGGCGCTCATGTCGGTCTCGAAGGCGAGATGATTGGCGAGGGTCTCGCGGCCGGAGGCCTCCTCGCAGGTCGTGATGGCCTTGATGCGGGCCTTCTGGTCGACAGGCGCTTCGGCGGCGGGCGCCGGGGCCGGAGCCGCGGCGGCTGGCGCGGGGGTCGCGGCGGCGGGCGAGGCAGGCGCAGCAGCGCCAGGCGCATCTGCGGATGCACCGGAGCCGTTGACGTTGATGGTGACCATCGGGGATGCCGCGAGGGCGCCTTCGTTCTCGGTCGACATTCTTGTGCGCCCTCCTTGGGGCTTGGCTTGAGTGAACTGGACCTTTCGGCCCTTCTGGAGGGCCGACATGGTCTCCTCAAAGGAGGCCATGCCGTCCGCGAGGCCGAGGCTGACCGCCTCCTGACCCATGAAGACGCGGGCCTCCGTCGCGCGGGCTGCCTTCTTGGTCAGCTTCGCGCCGCGGCCGGCGGCCACGGTGTCGAGGAAGAGGCCGTAGATGTTCTCGACATGCGTCTGCAGGTCGCTCCGGACGCCGTCCGGCAGCGGGCCGAACGGGTTGCCGTCGACCTTGTGCGCGCCGGCATGGATCAGCGTCGGCTTCATGCCGGCCTTCGCCATCTGGTCGGATCGGTCCATGTGCAGAAGGACGACGCCGATGGAGCCGACGATCGAGGATGGCGAAATGACGATCTGGCTGGCCGATGCGGCGATGCCGTAGGCAGCCGAGGCTGCCAGGTCGTTGACGAAGGCGATGACCATCTTCTTCGCCGCCACGTCACGGACCTTGGCGGCCAGCGCGAACATGCCGCCGGCCTCTCCGCCGGGCGAGTTGAGATCGAGCAGGATCGAGGTGACGTCGTCTCGCCCCTCAGCCTCTGTCAGCTGGGTGTGGAGACCCTCGTAGGAGATCAGACCCGACGAGGCGCCGACATAGGCCCCGCGGTTGACCAGGGAGCCGTCGATCGTGATGTGAGCCACGCCCTTCGATACGGAGATCGAAGGAAGGCGTTCGCCGGTCCACCGATGGCTGGCTGCATCGCGGTAAGCGCCGGGCACTGGTCGGCCGAGACCGTCGAAGAGCACGCCCTCCCCATCGGCGGCCCCGGCCTCCAGCACTGGCATGCCGATACGGCCCGCCAGCACATCGTAGATGACCATCGCCTTCTCGGGAGAGATCAGGAGCGGCTGGCCGAGGACACGGTCAGCGATCCGCAGGAGAGTGCTCATCAGGTGTCGATCCTTCGGGCGCCGGCCGTGATGGCGAAGCGCTTCGGGCGCGTGGAGATGCCCTTGCTCTCGAGGCACTTCGCCTGGGCCTCCAGACGCAGTGTCCTGAGCGCTTTGAACTCGGCGGCATGGAACCAGACGGCCCGGTCGCGGAACTCGATCTTGGCTTCGCCTCCGCCGGCGGAGAGCGAGAGCTCTGCGGCATAGAGGGCCTTGGCCAGGCCGCAGGGGTCTGAGATCTGGCCGTTTTCGTCGAGGAAGGAGGCGAAGTCAGCCATCACACCTCCCCCATGGACGGAAGTTCGACGGTCTTTCCGGCGAGCGCGTGGGTGCAGTCGCTGAGGAACTGGATCTGGCCGTCTGTCACGAAGGAGTGGCAGATCATCTGCTTGTCCTTCGATGTATCGTCGAACTCGCCCTCGACATCGCTCGGCTCGTTCCAGCGGACGAGGATGGATGGCGTGAACGTCGGGCGCTCGAAGTTGCCGTTGAAGCCCCATCGCGGGGAGGGACCATCCCCGACCCGAATGCTGTGCGTGTCCTCGCAGCCGGGACAACGAAACATGAGCCGGCCGCCTTCACCTGTGCGGAGTTTGCCAGCACCCGCCATGTCAGCCACCTTCCGGCATGTAGCCGGGGTCGTCGGTCTTGTCCTCGGCCGTGCCCTGCTCGGCACGCTTGTAGGACGGGTCTTCCGGGAACGGGTGCGGATCGGGCAGGCCGAGT